GATATGGATAAAACTTATGCTGGAAGTCAAGTAAAAAAATTATTATGAGTTTCGAGTTTCCTATAAAAACTAAAACAGCTTGTCAATATAAATGGACATGGAGTACAGTATTTTTATCTACTGGTACTTCTTCTTCTTGCCATAGATGTAAAGGTTGGGACGTTTCAGATATGATGGATGATTTTCACAATCACCCGGGTAAAATATCTGACAGAGAAAAAATGTTGAAAGGAGAATGGCCTGGTAATGGATGTGAGTATTGCAAAAAAATAGAACAAGCAGGAGGTATAAGTGAAAGAACTGGCTTTATTAACAGATCAGATTTAGTTCCTCCAGAGATAGAAAAAGTAAAGTTAGGACCTTATCCTACAAAAGTAACACCTAGAATATTAGAGGTATACTTTAATAATTTATGTAATCAAAAATGTGTTTACTGTTCTCCTTATTTTAGTTCTTTAATTCAACATGAAGTTGAAAAATACGGACCTCTTTCTGATGAATACCATTTAGATGGATTTGAACAAAAACCTGGTTACGAAGAAAGAAAAGAAAAGTTTTGGCAATGGATGGAAAAATATTCACAAAATTTATATCAGTTTCATATATTAGGAGGAGAACCTATGTATATACCTGAATTTGAAGAAACGTTAGAGTTTTTTAAAACTAAAAAGCATTCTAACATGAACTTTAAAATATTTTCAAATTTAAAACACCCAACAGATAAATTTAAAAAGAAAATAGGACTAATCCAAGATTTTGTAGATTCAGGATACCTTAAATCTTTTCAAGTAGTTTGTAGCATAGATAACTGGGGACCTCAAGCAGAATTTGCAAGACATGGTATGAAGTTAGATCAATGGGAAGCTAATTTTAACCATTTATTATATGAAACAGATACCATTTTAAATATTCATTCAACTATATCTCCAGTAACATTAACTACTATGGCTGATTTTTATAGAAAAGTTAACGAATGGAGTAAAGTAAAAGAAATTGAGTATGGTTGGAACACGATAGCTCACCCAACATTTATGGCCCCTGAAATATTAGGTCATCATGCAGGTAAATATTTTGATGAACTTTTAGAAGTAGTACCAGATAAAGCTGATTGGCATGAAGTATTAAATGGGTTTAAGACTCAAGTAGTAACTCATAAAGTAGATTATGAAAGAATTAAAAAATTAACTGATTATTTAGATAATATAGATAAAAGAAGAGATACAGATTGGAAATCACTATACCCTTATTTAAATGAAATTAAAACCGTCTGAAGGAAATAAAACATTTTGTATGGCACCTTGGTCTCATACTTACCTTTCACCTCAAAGTGAAAGAAGAATGTGTTGTGCCTCTAGAGAAAAAGCAGACTGGGCTACACAATATTTAGATTCTGAAGATGCTGATAAAGGATCATCATATAATCCCGGTACCTTAGATGATCACTGGAACTCTGAATATATGAAAGGTATAAGAAGAGATCTAATGGCAGGTAAGGAAATACCTCAATGTCAGGTATGTAACGATCAATTACTCAACGTATCTATCTATAGAGATTATTTTAATAAGACCCTATTTCCAAACAAGATAGATGAAGCGTTTGAGAAGACTAGAGATGATGGTTACACTGAAATGAAACCTATATCATTTGATTATAGAATAAAAAATTTATGTAATTTTAAATGTAGGATGTGTGGAGATCAATTATCATCTTCTTGGGAAGCAGAAAGAAGAATGATGGGTGACTACGATCAAGAAGAAAATACTGATTTTTGGGCTAAAAAAGAAAATAAACCTGCCATAGAAGCTTTTCAAAAAGATGTAGCAGAAGCTGAATTATGGAAAGCAGTTAAAGATGGTACTATAGAAGAGATATATTGGGTAGGAGGAGAACCTTTAATGTGGGAGATACATTGGGAAATAATGCAGTACTTAATTGACCATGATTTAGCTAAAAATGTATGGATAAGATATAATAGTAACTTTTCTAGATCAAGATACAAACTATGGGACTTGAGAGATATGTTACCTCATTTTAAAATGGTTCAAATGTGTGCATCTATTGATGGTACAGGTGAAATAGTAGAGTATGTGAGACATGGAATAAAGTGGGACAGTTGGATAGCTAACTTTAAAGATTTTTTATTTTTAAATAAACTATATGGTGAATACGGAATAGCTTTTGACTTAACTATTACAACGCCTGGTTTATTTAGTTTAAAAGATCTATTTGATTTAAGTTTGGAATTAGATGTCCATACCTTAATCAAAACTACATTTGCTTTCGAAAGTTCTATAATGATGTGTCCTCAAGTTTTACCTAGAGAACTCTTTAACGAAGTAATAGATGATGTACTTGATTACATAAAACCTAAAATTGAAGCTAACCCCAAATTCGGTTATTGGATAACTTGTTTAGAAGATTTGAAAAATAGACAGGTTTTTTCTGAAAAATACCCTGATTGGAGAGAAGGTTTAAAATCAGGAAAAGAAAGATTAGCTAAAGTAGATAAATTTCGTAGAAACGAAGGAGTTTTAGATAAAATATATTTAGAGAATAATAAAAAAGTATACGATTGGTGGAAAAGCAACTTGATATAAAAAAAAGCCCTACTAAGTCTTTTTGTGTCTTACCGTGGATTCACTTAGCTACACATCCTATAGGTACAGTAACTCCTTGTTGCGTTACCGAAATGAAAGATGGTGCCTCAACTGCTGCACACGAAAACGATGATAAAGCTCATTTGTTTATGACTAAAGACAGTTTAGATTCTATAGCTAATTCTAAACGATTCAAAGATATAAGAAAAGAAATGATGGAAGGTAAAACACCTTCTGTATGTCAAAAATGTTATAAATACGAACAAGGTGGAGTTGAATCTAAACGTATTGAATCAAATAAGTTATTTGAAAAATATATAGATGAATGTTTTCCTAACACTAACTCAGATGGTAGTTTAAAAAAAGTAAAATATAATTATGTTGAATTGAGGCTAGGAACAGTGTGTAATTTAAAATGTACTACTTGCAATCCATTTTCATCCAATAGGTGGCATCAAGATATAAAATTTTATAAAGGTACAGAATTTGAAAAAGATTATTTTAAAAACGAAATAAAAACTGAATGGTTTAGAGATTATAATTTTTATGATGAGCTATACTCTAAATGCGAGGATTTACAAGAAATATGGATTAACGGAGGAGAACCTACTTTAATAAAAGAACATGGTTATTTTTTACAAAAATTTATAGACGATGGATCTTGTAAAAATATTGATTTACATTATAGTTTAAATTGTACACAAATGCCTGATCATTTTATAGAAATGTGGAAAAACTTTAGAAGAGTTCGTTTACAATTATCTATAGATGATTTAAGAGAAAGAAACTATTACGTCAGATTTCCATCTGATTGGGATACTATTATGAAATCGTATCGCAAAATTTTAGAATATAGAGATGTGTTTAAGTTAGAAGTTTGTCAAACAGTTAGTTCGTTAAACGTATATAATATAGATAATTTTAAAAAATGGACTTTAGATGATAATATGATAGTATCTCATAACTATGTTCATTACCCAGACCATTTACACGTAAGTTTGATACCTGAAAAAATGAAAATGGCAATACTTGATAATATTAAGTATATGAGAGAAGATGAAGTTCAAAGATTAAAAATAGAACTATTTCGTAAACATACCGAAAAAGATATTCAAAGGTTTTATAGTTTTATAAGTTTAAATGATAGAGGTAGAAAAGTAAATATTACTGATTATTTACCTGAATGGAAACCCTATATTGATAGGAGTATATAAATATGAAACAGGTTAAACCAAATATAGACCTTAACGATTACTTTTGCTTACAACCATTTACGTATTCAGAATTTCATAGGAATGCATACAGTGATACTCAATATCTATGCTGCCCAGATTGGAACGATGTAAATATAAAAGTATCTGATAATTTACAAGAAAACTGGAATTCAGAAGCTGCAAATAGTGTTAGAAAAGGACATCTTACTGGAAATTTTAAAGGATGTAACCCTGAAAGTTGTCCTGCATTAAATACCTTACTTAATACAGGTAAACAAATGACACCTATAATGCATAAAAAAGACTTTGACCCTAAATTACTTAACACTAAAGGTCCTAAAAGAATAAAAATATGTTCAGATAATGCTTGTAATTTAAAATGTCCAACATGTAGAGAAGAAATTTTACCTAACACAGTTGAAAAAACTAATAGAACTAAAGCATTATTAGATTCAATTGAAAGAGATTACGGAGTAAGTCTTGAATCAGTATATACAAGCGGCGGTGGAGATCCATTTTATAGTAATCCTATGAGAGAATGGTTACAAGGTATGAATAAAAATACTTTTCCATTATTAAATGAAGTAATTTTACATACCAATGGAATACTGTTTACTCCTAAAGTTTGGGAAAAGATGACAAGAATACATCCGCATGTAAAAGTAGTAGAAATATCAATTGATGCTGCTTGTAAAGATACATATGAAAATAAAACTAGATTAGGAGGTAAATGGGATACTCTTATTAAAAATTTACACTATATAAAAAAGTTAACCACTTTAGATGCTTTAATGTTAGACTTTGTAGTACAGAAAGACAACTATAAAGAAATGGAAGACTTTGTAAAAATGGGAGAAGAAATATTTGGTGACTGTAGTTATCAATTACAAATTAACTTTCAAAGAGTTTGGCAGTGGCCTTCTATTTCTGATGAAAGATTTAAAAAAATGTGTATATGGGATACTGATCACCCAGAACATCAACAGTTTTTAGTTGAATTGAAAAAAATTGAAAGATATAGTCAGTACGGTTACGGTGAAGGTAAAACAGTTGTTTATCATAATTTAAATGATTTACTTTAAAAATGAAAAAATTACTTATAGCAGGGTGTAGTCATTCTGTAGGGTACGGTTTAAAAGCAAACGACCCTACTTGGTATAGTATAGTTGGAGAAAAGCATGGTTATGAAATTACTAATATTGCTTCTCCAGCATCATCTATAAATTATTCACTACAAAGTATTTCAGATGCTATAATTGATAATGAATATGATGCTATAATTTTTCAATTAACTGATTTTAGTAGATATACTATACCTTTTGATGGAGAGGGGCCTTTTTTATCAACAGATATAACTGATTTTAAATATAATACTAACACACTTTTACATTTATGTAAAGCTCATTATATAGATACTCTAAAAGGTAAAGATTTGAACTTAGATATAAAACCAGAAGTAATAAAATTTATTTTTGAAAAAATTACACTTTCAAGATTTAACATAAACAGCATGTTTAATCAATTACATTTTATTCAACAATATTTAAAATACAAAAAAATTAAAATGGCATTAGTTCCATACGACTATAACTACTGGGGTAATCAATTACTAAGTAGTATATGGAAGTTAGAAGAGAGTAAAAAAATAGATTTAACTTATTTTATAGAATACCCTTTTATGAAATGGTTAAATGATAATTATGACTCTGATAAATTTTATATTGATAATGGATATCATTTAAACGCAAAAGGACAACTGTTATTTGCCAATGAGTATTTAATACCTAGATTAAAAAAATTGAATTTCTTTTAACATGATAGAAAAACCAGATACATTTTGTCTTGCACCTTGGGTATCAATCCATACATGGCCTGATGGTAAGGTATTTCCTTGTTGTTTGTGGAATTCTAGAGACCCTGTCGGTAACGTAAATGCTCAATCTTTAGAAGAAATTTGGAATAATGAAAAAATGAAAAAAATTAGAAGATCTTTTCTCAAAGGAGAAAAATTAAAATCTTGTGATAGATGTTTTCATTTAGAAGATACAGTTGATCAATCTTATAGACAAAGGATAAATAAAGATCATAAAGATAAAATGCACTATGTAAATGAAACTAACCAAGATGGAAGTTTAAATATTATGAATCTTCATTTATGGGATGTTCGTATATCTAATTTTTGTAACTTTAAATGCAGAAGCTGTGGATTAGGTTTGAGCTCATCTTGGTATTCAGATTCAAAGGCTTTAGGGGAGAAAGTAGATAAAGCATTAATAAACATAAACGATAAAGCATCATTTATGGATATGTTAGAACCTCACTATAACTGTGTTGATGAAATATATTTTGCAGGAGGAGAACCTTTAGTCATGCCAGAGCATTATCAAATTTTAGATAGATTATTAGAGTTAGGTAGAACCGATGTAAATATAAGGTACTCTACTAATTTTTCTAAACTTACTTATAAAGGTAAGCATATTTTTGATTATTGGAAACATTTTCCTAATCTTGAATTATATATCAGTATAGACGGTGTAGGTAAAATAGGTGAATATGTAAGGAAAGGTTTTGATGATAAACTGTTTTATGATAATATTATGGCATTCAAAAAATCCGGTTTAAAAGTAAGAGATTATGGATACGCTATTACATATGGAACTTTAAATTACTTACACTTATTTGATATGATGTTAGATTTTATAGACAGAGGGTATTTAGATACTAATTCACCTGTAAACGAAAGTGCTAAAGTAATTTTTAGCCCTATAGACTACCCCGCTCATTATGATTCAGTCTATCTACCTGATAGGTTTAAAGTAATGTTTGGTAAAAGATTAGAAGGTTTCAATAGAGAATTACTAGACAAAGGAGTTTCAAGGCTTTTTGCAAACACTATAATGTATCAACTTGAATTAGTTCACAAAAGAAGTCTTACTAAAGAGTTCGACCATTTACAAATGGCAAAATGTAAATCAATTACAGATCAATTAGATAAAATAAGAAAAGAAAAATTTTACGAAATTTTCGATTATTATAAAAACAGTAATGATTTTGTAACCAATATAAAAAGTATAATATAATGAGTTCAATATGGATGTTTGGTGATTCGTTTTTAGCACCTTTAAATAACAAGTGGCAAGAGTATGTAAATCAGTTTGAATATATAGCTAGAGAAAAAGAAGAAGGTAACGACTATATAGGAGATTTTGGATACTGGCTACCAATATGCTTTAAAGAAAACAGTATAGATATTAAAAGAATATATAATAAGGCTAAAGGAGGGTATAGTAACGAAGCAATATTAAATTCTATTGATACTAGTTTTGAAAAAATAAAAGAAGGAGACATAGTAATTATTTCTTCTACTATCATAACAAGAGTTTTAACTCTTGATTTAAAACGTACTGGAACAATGAATATAAATTTTTATAAAGATTCTCCAGGAAATGATCCAGAATTTGTGAGTAAAACCTGTTTTTTCGATTTAGATTACGTAGAGAAAAAAGGAGTTGAACAATCATTTAAACCCTTTTGGTATAGGTTACAAAATAAAATAAACTTTTATTTACAAGCTATAAAATTGAAAAAAGCATTACCTGTTTATTTAGCTCTTGATCGAACGTTAAAGGATTACTCTGATTTACCTAAACTGTACGGAATAAATGACGATTATTACATACCAATAAATAAAAAATTCCCAGAAATAGATGATCTTCATCCTACATATGAATCTAATAAAAAAATGTGTGATGAGATAGCAAGGTTTGTAAGATTAAAATATTTTTCTAAATTACTATAATGAAGCAAGTTAAATTACAAGATAACGAAATAAATCTTTTAAATAAGATAAAAAAATCTAGAGAAATGTTACTGAAGGAATTTGGTAAGATATCTATTATAGAAATACAAACTCAAAATCGTAAAAATATTGCAAAAAAAGAGTTTGAAAAATTAGAGGAAACTCAAACATCTTTTGCTAAGCAATTGGAGGATAAATACGGAAAAGGTACGATAGATATAGAAAGTGGAATATTTATACCACTGAAATAGTTTACGGTAACTTTAGTCTATTTATATATGTAGCACACTACCACTGGTGTTGGTAGTTTTAGAAAGCTTAACGATATTTATAAGAGTACTCAATAATTTAACTTATATAACATGGCAGAAACATTAATCTCCCCAGGTGTATTAGCAAGAGAGAATGATATATCCTTTATCGCTCCACCAGCATTAGAAGCAGGAGCAGCTATTATAGGGCCAACAGTAAAAGGACCTGTTGAAGAACCTACTATAGTAACATCTTATGGAGAGTATCAAACGATCTTCGGAACTACTTTCACGTCTGGGTCTACAAAACAAGAATATTTAACTTCCTTAGCAGTAAAGTCTTACTTCGGACAAGGAGGTAACTCGGTATTAGTAACTAGAGTTGTTACAGGCTCATTTACAGTTGGATCATCTTCAACAATTGCAGCACAGACAGGTAGTATTACAGATCCATTTACATTAGAAACTTTAGGTAAAGGAACAGTCTTTAATAATATGACAGCATCAGGAACTTATGCAGGTACTGCAGAAGAAAATAGTGATGGTTCATTAAAGTCAGGATCAGCTGATAATTTAAGATGGGAAATTACAAATGTAAATACTAATAAAGGTACATTTACACTTCTAGTAAGAAGAGGTGATGATGCATCTAAAAACAAAATTATACTAGAGACATTTAATGATTTATCATTAGATCCTAACTCTAGCAATTATATTGAAGCAGCAATTGGTAACCAAACTAAATCAATAGGTACTGATGGTTCACAAAAATACGTTTCTGTATCTGGTGAGTACGTAAATAAATCCAAATACATAAGAGTTTCTGCAGTGAACAAACAGACTTTAGATTATTTAAGCACAGATGGTATTACAGTTAATGTTGGATCAGATCTTCAATCATTTTCTGGTTCATTACCAACTAACCAATCAGGTTCATTCCACAGTGCTACAGGAAACCTATTAGGTTCAACAACTGGAGATACTTACTTTAGCAATATTGGTGCTACATCTCAAGGTATTAATCAAGATGAATATGCAGATGCTATTAATATTTTAGGTAATAAAGATGAGTATCAATTTAACATCATTTCTGCACCAGGTTTAATTTACCAACATCACTCAACTCAATTAGATTCTATTATATCTTTAGCTGAGGATAGAGGAGATTGTATTGCAGTAGTTGATTTAAGAACATATGGTTCTACAGTTGCACAGGTATCAAGTGGAGCTAATAGCTTAAATACATCATATGGAGCAGCTTACTGGCCTTGGTTACAAACACAGGCAAGCACAGGTAAGAATGAATTCGTACCAGCATCAGTAGTTATACCTGGAGTATATGCATTTACAGATGGAGCAGCAGCACCATGGTTTGCACCAGCAGGTTTAACTAGAGGTGGTATACCAACAGTAATTCAAGCAGAAAGAAAATTAACAAGATCTCAAAGAGATACATTGTATAATGCTAATGTAAACCCAATAGCTACATTCCCAGGAAGTGGAATATCAGTATTTGGTCAAAAGACATTACAAAAGAAATCTTCAGCTCTTGATAGAGTAAATGTAAGAAGATTATTAATCGCTTTAAAGAAATTTATAGGCGATGTTTCAAGAGAATTAGTATTCGAACAAAACACTAACGTAACTAGAAATAGATTCCTAGCTCAAGTTAATCCATATTTAACTTCAGTTGTAGAGCAGCAAGGATTGTTTGCTTATAGAGTCGTAATGGACGATACTAACAACACATCAGATGTTATCGATCGTAACCAATTAATAGGTCAAATATTTATACAACCTGCAAGAACAGTAGAATTTGTAGTATTAGACTTTACAATTGAGCCTACAGGAGCAACATTTGGAGCATAATTTAATTTTTAGATATTTATAATAAAGAATAAAAAATGGCAGTAGTAGATCCTAACGAAATAATGTTCAGAGCCTTTGAACCAAAGGTGCAAAATAGATTCTTAATGTTTATAGACGGTATACCATCGTTTATGATTAAGACAGCAGCTGGTCCAAATTTTACTGACAACGCAATAAAATTAGATCACCTTAATACCTATAGAAAAATTAGAGGTAAAAGAGAATGGGGTGATATCGATATGACTTTATATGACCCAATTACACCATCTGGTGCACAAGCAGTAATGGATTGGGCTAGATTATCATATGAGTCTGTAACTGGTAGAGCTGGATATTCAGATTTCTATAAGAAAGACCTTACACTACAGATATTAGGTCCTGTAGGAGATATAGTAAGTGAGTGGGTGATTAAAGGAGCATTTATAACTAATATGGATCAAGGTGGATTCGATTGGGCTACTGATGAAACAGCAGAACTTTCAATCACTGTTGCAATGGACTACTGCGTATTGAACTTCTAATCACGCTACACTACATACCAAACTTAAAGAATCCTCCCTTCGGAGGGTTTTTTTTCCCATAAATTCTTCTTATATTAATATAATATTAAGGTAAGTTTAAGAGAAGTTTAAGAAATCTTAACTATTTATTAATATAAATCCTTATATTATGAACATGATAAGCAAGATAAGGTTAGTGCTTGCAGGTGTTCTACTAGGTGCAGCATCAATCTTGGCTGCAGAGACAAGTACTGATCCAAATGAGAAGCTCACTGAAGCTGAGAAGAAACAGTACGAATATTTAAAAAAAGCGAAATACTTTGAAATTCGTGCTGAACTAGAAGGTGGAGACATCACTCTAGAGGAA